TAACCAATAATACTATAAGTTATTGTTGGGTAGTTAGCTAACCCTATCTTTGGTTTGGGGTTGTCTGGATGGATAATTCCTTGGAACGCATTCTGGCTTCCTTGTCCTCCACCGAAAGGATACGATTGGGCTGTGGGAGATAGTGACTCCGGTGAGATAACCAAATACCTAAGTGAATCATCATCCCCATCACTATCATTAACTACATTGTATTGAGGGCAAGGAATAACAAAGGTAACATCTACCACTGATTCCCCGTTAGAATCTACGAACACTCCAGTCTTGAAGATACTAATTTGTGTATCTACTGGTTGCAGGGAACCCTGCTGACCAAGTGAGATACCTCCACTGATTCCTGCTGACCCTATGTTGTAGTCGAAATAAGGGTTATTTCCTGTTACGGGAGAACATCCAGCGAAGTTGGCGTTAACATCAATGTTATCAACCCCTGCCCCTAACTTTAATCTAACTGTCTTCTTTAGATAAAGAAGAGATAGGTTAGATCCTGCTGTGAATGTTGTAGCATCTCCATCAATACCAGGGGAGGAGTAGTTTCCTGCTGCAACGTCGTTAGACTTCCAAGTCCATGCTAAAGGTCTTCCATTGAAGTTGTTAGCTGGGCTTGGAGTATCATCGTTTACTTGAGGTTCCCACTCAGGGTATAGAGGAATTATTCGGTTATCATTTAGACCTAAGTATCTCCCTCTTTCTCCTGCGGCATTGTTAGGATCTGTCATCCATCTACTTAAGGTATAAGAACCCCCTAATGCTCCCTGACCTTCATAAAGAGTCTTTAAGTCTGTCCTTCTATCAGTTGCGCTTTTGTTCAAGAAGGAAGTACGACCACCAAAATCATCCCATGGACCTCCAGTGGTCTCATTCATCAGAAGTAAGGAACCCTCTACGCCTAACACTAATCCACCCATAACAGCATCATGGTAGACAAACTTTACATTGTTAGATGTTGTTGTAGTTGTTGGAGTAGTAGTAGCGGTAGCGTCTATTTTTGCCTCTAAGCACTCTACAACCTTGTTTAGATGAGCAGCACCTATGGCTGGGTTAGCGAAAGAAAGAGGTGGTTGAGCAGCAGCGATACCTGCTCTCTCGTTGTAGGCTAATTCGGTTGTTCTAAGGAAAGGACGTATATCAATGATATCCTCCTGAACCAAAGCGGAGTTATCCTTAGTTACTACAACGTAAGCAATGGGTAATGCTGTTTGTCCCACAAGTTGAAGATCATTATCATCCAAATCTAATGTGAGGTTAGGAGCGATATTTGCCAAGTCGTCTGGGGATGGGAATGATCCGTTGATTATTGCCCCGTTCTTTAGACGTATGCCTGTATTGCTTCTACCATCCAGATGATCATTAATGTTACCGAGGATTTTCTGTTCGCCAGGATAGATACTAGTGTCTATCAACTCGATCCGATCATCCTCAGTTCTCTTAATACCAACACCTGCTCCCTTAATGACCCCTAATTTTGGAGTAGTAAAGGAGTTGGGAGTTTGGGGACCAACACCCCCAGGTAAGGCGACTGGAGATACACCAGGATCATATGTTCCTATGGTTGTTCCAGAGGAATCAATGGCCTGAGTATAAACTACAATAAGGTCTATTCTCTGTGTAGCTAAGTTTTGCAAGGAGACCGTGTTCTCTACCCCCCCAACCTCTTCTACATAGAAGTAATCGAACTCATTGAATGGTTCAATCTCAATGGTCTCACCTCGGAAATCACACACGGCAGTTCTTGTAACCCCTCGCCAATGCTGTACGATATCCATGTGGACCCTACTAAGATCTCTCCAATCAGAACTGTTTAAGTTAAGGTTTTTAATATCTCTGTGCCACATTCCAGGCCAAACTTTGTTTCTACCTGAACCATCTTCAGAATATTCAGGTGCGCCATACGTTGTAGTCTCTGACGTAGGTACTGCCTGTCCAAAGTTAGAAATATGGAATGTGTACATGGTCTCAAGACCATTCATTCTGTAAGCTAACGCGATATTACTGAGGTTATCACAACCAACAAAGTTATCATCTGTTAGTTGTTTAGTAAAGGAATCCCAAACAGCATCAAAAAATGCCGTAGTTTGGGTCTCAGTTATTTGAGGTAGTTTACTACATCCAGATAAGAAGGTAGCAGTTAATTGGGATAACCCATCATGTACTTCATAAGCATCGTTTACCCTGGCATTGAATCTACCCGCCTGGATCTCAATGGATCTACCGCCTCTATGCTTGGGGCGGAATTGTTTTATATGTTCAAGATCAAGATCATCTCCCACAAACAGAGGTTGTCCCTCGACAGGATCTCCACTAGCAGGTTCAATAAAACTATCAAACTGATCCTTCAACCAAAGGACGTTCTCTTCCAACTGAGTGATTGGAATATTATCGACTTCGTAATAATAAGGATCGTTCGCTTTGAACTTCCTTATAGGTCTTACAAAATTATGATCCGAGTTTACATATGCCATTATACGTCCCTATCAAAATCTGAAATATTAGAACTTCTAAATCCTAAACCGAATCCGTTTCTAAACCCATCTGACCCGTTCCCTGGATCACCATTGTGAGCCTCACCGAATTCTTCCCTAACCGCTCTGTAATAGGACACCAACTTAGGTCTTCCTGACGTACCCTTGGTAGCGTTCTTAGCATTAGCGAAGGTATTCATTGCTGAATCATCTAACCAAATCCTATTAGCGTAAGAATCATCCAGCATACCAGAAGCATAGAAGAAGGTCGTAGAAAGAGGCTGTCCTCCAGCACGAGCGTCTAACTGGAATCCTAACTCTTGATATATACTACTTAAGTTAGTGGGGGAGGGTGTACTACAATCTCGGGAAGGGTTATACCCTTGAGATAATTCCTGATAAGGTTCACCTACTTCAACCGCTGAAGGAATGTCTGACCAAACATAACCTGCGTCTAAGTTTGAAGATAGTTGGAACTCCCCTTCAGTACCTCTAGTGTATCCTATGAACTTAGCTATAGGTTTCACTGAGAAGTAAAGCCTGAATGGTCCCTTGTTATCAAAAGTGTCTCTAGCGTCTATGGAAGATGCTCCGTCCAGCAGATCATTATATCCTGGGTGTTGGCCGAAGGAATCTAGAATACTAAGTCTTCCTGTATCCGCTGTTGATGAAGGTGCTGATGAAAGAACATTATGTTCCCCATTACAAGTGCCGTCTGCGGAAACATAAAAACCACTTGGACCGTGATAATCTGTGTCCCCTGGGTAATGTCCACTTACTGAAATATGTGAGGCTCGTAGACTAGACTCGTCAGCTATGTTCCAGATCATTACCTTACCACATTCTGTAGTTTGTGGTGAGCCAGCAGAAACATCCAGTATAGTAGAGGATACGTTATTGAAACCAGTAAGGAAGTGTGTATTAAGAACCTCTACATTACTGCCCCCTGTTGCTCTAACGCATACACCACCCCAAGAGTAATCCCAGAAGTCCTGTTTATCGGAAACTGTATCTGGAATTCTGTCTCCGTTGTTGTTGGTGTTAGCCATGCCTGGAGCATCTAATGAGGTAACTTGGTTGGCAGAGCATACGAACTCCGTATCCCCTACCCCTAATCCTCGAATAATGGGGTTAGGGTAGAATTGTATATAACCGCCAGAAGTATAAGTAGAATGCCCTAGAACGTCGGCAGGGTTATAATCTGAACTAGTTACCAGATCTAATACATACTGATCGCTTGATCTACCCCAAAGTTCATTGAAATCTCCACAATCCTTCATCTTTAATGTAGAGTTATTATCTACAGACAAGCAAGACTTATAGGATTGGAGGTCTACCATAGTGTGCATGGAAGAGTCGGACAATGACCAGTCAGTTATTTCTAACCTACCATCTGTGTTGTGGGGCTGGAATAAAATTGTTGAATGGTTTCTAGCGCCAACATTAATTCCTGCCGAGTTCATTACTGTTGGGCCATTGAACTCAATCATTGAGTTATCCTGAGCCATAACAGCCACACTATCAAGTAGAGTATCATAGCTAGTATCTGGTCCCTGAATATAGGTATGCTGACCGCTAGTTCCGAGGAACTGAAGCTTACTTCCATTCTCTGCTAAGTAGGAGAACCCAGTAAGGGGAACACCCTCTAAAGATGCAGGTGTGTGATTAGTAGTATCGAACTCAGTCTTAGCGTTTAATAGTCTTACCTTGGAGTTGTCTAATTGAACGCCTGGGAGAGTTAACCCATTCTCAGTCTTCCTACCTCCAGCGCAAATCTCAACGAAGTTGGCTGGCACCGTAGTAGTTCCTCTATACTCAGTATCAAGTTCCGAATGTCCTAGAGAAGAGTTTCTTAACTTCAAGTGTATTCCATTTATAACAGTTTGGAATACTTTGTTAGGGGCACCGTTAGTAGCATTACCTACTTTGAAGAATTGAATATCACTCCCATCAGACTCAAGACCAACATTGTTGTTATGATCTATTATTAACTCATCAGTATGAAGTTTAGAGTTAAATAACTTAATACCGTTTTGGTTTTGGAAAGCAAATATTGAGTGATTAAAATCTATCACTGAGTTATTACTTTCTAACCCAACTTCCGTATTCAGAAATAGGTCTAAGTTTATTTGATGGAATCCATATTGTGCTGTTGCCACAGCGCCATCAACAATATTTCTAGTTCTACCTCCTACTGGGGAGGTTAATGTAGAGTTATTTAATTGAACACCCACTGGGTTATGAAGGAAAGAGAACGGAGCATCTGCTGGCATTCCAAGTGCTTCATCATTAGTAGCACTTAAAGTAACAGTTGAATTGAATGTTCTCATTCCATAGGCAGATGCAGTTCCTTTGGTGTCTGAAGCAAGTGGGTAGTTTCTATATGAGGTAAATCCTCTATTAAGAATAACATCAGAGTTTTCAACCAACAGTCCTGTCTCAGAGCAACGCATAACTGCACAGTTCTCTATTACTACCTTAGAGTTCTTTACTGTTATCCCTGTCTCTATCTCATGGTCTGGGGCAGGAATAGTCTCTCCTCTATACCCATCTACGCAAAACCCTCTGACGTATACTGGGCCATTACAGTTTTGGATCTTTAGGCTTCTTATTGTGTTGGCGTAAACAAAACCTCCAACTCCAATATCCTGATTAAATCCATCTAAGTTTGCCGTATCAGACTCTCTAAGAGCAAATGAACCTGCTGTAGCATTGTAGTCTAATCCAGAAGCTTGGTCTAAATAGTCGTCTAACCCGAAAGTATTTCCATCACCAGTTAGGAATCCGGCTCCATCTACTGTACCTTGCTTTACTGTTGCAGTTAGCGCATTAGGTCTATGATCGTTAGAAGTAGGTCCACCTTTAAAATCTCCCATAGAAGCTCTAACTAAGCTCCCATCCAGAGAGTAAGTAGTAAGTATACGGAAGAAGGAACGGTGATAAGTGTTCCAGTAATCATTAGTGTTGATTGTAGTTAGGTTTGAGCTAGTAGCAAGTGCGCTGGCATTTGCAAAGGTGTTACTTAGATCCAGGGAGCTAACATGAGAGATAGAAGAAGTGTTAGTTCCTGATGCTGCTGTGGAGAAGGAGGTAGTAGAAGAACCTGATAGGAGTTTACCAAATCCTCGGTTAACAATCTCTAATCCACCATCATCTACAAACTCAAAGTCGCTAATATTAACATCACCAAGATCACCACTAGCTGCGACCTCAATGATAACTGGAAATCTAAGCACTCTAGGTAGTTTTTCTAATGCTCCACTGACCGAAGAGAATACTTGATAAGGTGCTGCGGTATCTGCTCCTGAGTCTGAAACTGTAAGCATCATGCCGCCCTGAAGTGAAGAGCCAGCGTACCCATGTTGCTCCCAGTTAAGTTCAGTTCTTTCCTCCAAATCATATAGAGGGAGGTTATCCTGTTCCCAGTTATAAAAGGAACTACTATCGTACTTATAGACAGTATCAGTCCAATCTCCTCTTGCGAGAACATTGGTTCCTGATGTTAAGTATAGGTCAGTATCTACGAATGCCATTTATTCTACCTCTATCTAAAACGTGATTTTCCATTTGAAAACCAGCGAGAACTGGTCTGTTTTCTGAATATCATCAAAAGCTCTATATGCTACTAATAGGTTTATTGGTTGTGCAGACGATGCTCCTGTGATAGCTCTTAGTGGGTTATTCATCCACAGCCCGATTTCATTTAAGGGTTTGGAGTCCACAGTATCATTGAGGCCATCTTCAGGAACCCATAAAATATAGGTCACTGAGTTAGTTCCCGATCTTTTTATTGCTGTGTCTGGGATATAGCAGACCTTATGGGTGCCATCGGCGGTCCCGTCTGGGGCTGATTTTAAGTTGGTGCCATTAGTATAGTTGTCGTCACCGTAGTTATCTGGAGATCCTGTACCTACATACTCCCCGCTCAAATCATATATGGTATGATCGTAGGGATGATCTCCGTCCCTTCTTCCCTGCCCACTGGTTCCTAAGTTGAACCACCTAATTTGAAAGTCCTTTACAGAGGCAGATCCGTCATCCTGGCCGGATAAAAGTGCGGCTAAACCAAGACCCATACCGGAAGTAATAAGGTTATGATCATCAAAAACCTTCTCTTCCGAACCATCTTTATGTACCTTAAAGATCTGTAAGTGACCTGATACGTCTAATGTCTCTGTATTTCTCATACTAAAGTATATATTATCTTATCTCGGGGAAGACGAAATCAAACGCATTTGTGTTTCCAGGGAACCCTATACTCCACTCAACTAATAGTTTGAACTCTGGTCTCTTGGTTATCGCTGTTCCAATTTTCTTATATGCCATCAAGAAGGGTCTGTCTTCCCTGTAGTTATGCGGGTTCTTGTTGAATAATCCGAACTCCGTTATTGCTACTCCGTTAGCAGTCTTCTTGTCTAACTCTAATCGAACCTCTATATTATCCAAGAAGAACTTGGTCCTATAGTTGTTCTGAACTACTCCGAACCACTCCTTATCTGGGGTGGAGGATACTGAGGTCGAGGATGCTGGCGCACTAGCGAATAACATCTCGCTATAAGTTGCTCCAGAATCATCAGTAGAAGCTACAAAAGAGCGATATAGCTCTTTTAAGTAAAGCTCAGTCTCATCTCCGTAGTTAGTATCTGTTATAGGAGCGCATACCTGATAGAATAACCCAGAAACGTCATCTGGCTGAACGTCATAGTCTACCGTGTCTGTCCCTACTTGGATATACTCTGGTCTCAGATCAGGTAATTTTACTGCTTCCCCTGTAAGGACGGATACTATATCTACTTTGAATCCATCCGTAAGGATGTTACGGTCATCTACTACGATCTCTTCATGATCATCGTATATTTTAGTTACTTTTACATGACCCCTCATTAGAAGGTTCCTCCATGATCGAAGCTTATTCTCCACCTAATAAGTAGGTCATCGAAGTTTTCTATACCTGCTGCCGTACCGTTATCTTGTATTCTGGTAATATCGGTGGTAAAAGACTTCTTAGCGAAAAGTTTATATTTGCGATTGTTGGTTGGAGCAGTCCAGGCTATTGGTGGATCTTCATTAGCAAACGTATTACATAAGTCCATATACCATAAACCTATATTAGTAACTCCTTTGTACATATGAAGACCTAATACGTCAGGTGATGACACTGTATACGCGACCTCTATAGCTGGGCTTGCTACCCAATCTCCTGAAGTTGCAGAGTTTAATACTTTACCACTGTAGGTAAGGGCAGCATCAGAGTCTACCCTGGCCGCAGAAACTACTACTCCCTCAGTATTATCAGACAACTCTCCATAAGGCTGAACTCGAATGTACCCTCTCTCGTCTACCACTCCCAAATGATTAAAGTGTCCTGAAACGATGTTCTCTGTTTGGCCTATCTGCTGATCTATTAAAGTTGTTGAAGTAGCACCAACACCGTCCAAAACAGACCTACTTATGTTTGCTTGATTTATTATCCTCACTTCCATACCATCGCTAGGCATATAACACCCTTGATGCATTCTAACCATATTCTGGGCGCTTCGAGAATAAAAAGCATTGAGGTTATGCCCCTCTTGAGGTAGGGGGGTTCCAGCAGACACCTCAAGGTAGTTGGACGAGGTAGGGTTATATGCCTCTACAAACTCAGATAAAAGCCCTGGTGTCTTAAGTCCCTCTTCCCCTAAAGCAGACTGCTCTAAATAGAGTTCTATCTGAGTTTTAGTATTCTGCTCTAACCATTGATCTCGTGAATGAGGATCTTTAGGTAAGTAGGTAGAAGAGGACATTGAGCTTGTATTAGAGAACCCAATAATAAACTCCTGGCTATCAGAGGCATTGTATACGTCGGATAGAGAAGACGCATTATAAACAGCGTGCATTCCAATCACTGAACTATCTGCTGCACTGGTTTCTGGGTCTGCGCCGTATAATTTTGCTGCTTTACCCATACTCAATGCTTGAATGGTATAATTGGATGCGTCAGCAGCGAACCCTTGGGCTTGACCTGTAACGCTATAAGGAACTGTAAGCATATTACATATTAGTTCCCCAGCACCATCCACAACAAGGTTATTTTCCTTTAGTTCCAGATGGGGTTCACCGTCTCTAATACTGTAAACTTCTACATTTCCTATAAGTTTCATTAGTCTGTCAGATAGATATAGGTAAAGTTTTGATGGGTAGTATCACTTGTAGTAAGAGGCTCCATAAACAATGGAGTTCTATAACTTATTCTACTACCACCACTCACATCCATAACTCCTGAAGTGGTTACCGCATCTCTACCTTGTATTGGTCCCTCTGCTAAACCAGTAAAGAAATCGAATGATGTCTTTAGTTCCTTAGCATTGAGGATATATTTATTATAGTCGGTAGTAATAGATGCTTTTTCCTTGAAGGTATCATTTACTATGGATATTTTATCATATACAACAAAGTTCTCAGATCTTGTATCTCTTAGATAGATTTCAACATAATACTTTCTGTCCTTGGTGTGAACCTTGTTAGTTAGATCCTCTGGGACATTTTTATTGAAGGTATCAAAATTAAAAGTTAGGGTCTCGAAAGCTACCTCGTTGAGAATTTCAAACTTGGGATTGAATTCCGCATCCTCTATACAACCCAAGCGAGGATCGAGATCCTCATACGGAGTTATAACTTCATTAGTAGTGACCATTGTGTTGGTCTGAGTTACGGAAGTATTTATTGCTTGAGTTATTGGGTACTGGCGGAATCTATTTGTTAGGGACAGAGAAGCCACTCTTGGGATACCTTGAGATCCTGTAATATCTGATAGTGGAGTTCTTACCCATTGACCATTAACATAGGACCAGACACTTTCCTCTGTCTTATAGGTTCCATCTGCTTGGCGGAAAGTATAACTTATTGGTTCCGTATGTACCCATACTCCTATTTGGTCCCCTCCAATAGTTCTCATGTTCTCATCAGCATTGAAAGCTTTTATGCTTAGAGTGTAGTTGCTGTCAGGGACAAAGAAGTTCTTTAAGTCTGGTCTACTTGAATCTGGTTCTATCTTATACCTAAGTCTTGGTAAGGTGGTGTTGTTCTTTCTACTATGCTTGATAACTAGGTTATCCTCTAACACTCGGTTATAAGACCAAATATCTACGTTCTCTCCCTCAAACTGCTTCTTTGTATTAGGTAGTTCAATAAGGGCAAAGGTCTCTTGCTCATCTGGGTTTTGTTGAGTGTATAGCGCGTTAGGAGTAATAGCACCAAAGTCTGTAGAAGTGTCTACGAACTCTATACCACTAAGAAGACCATCACATCTTACTTCTGGGTATTGGACGTACATATCCGCACTCGCTGTAATAGCGTCCACCGTAATACCCCAGTAGTTGTTCTCTGATAGAACGCCTACATTATTTCCATAACTAATATCTATTACTGTGCTGCTCTGTAAGGAGGATGCTACCAACTCAGGAGCGGTTGTAGCTGTCCCTGATGCTTTGATATCAAACTCACAGTTATAAATATAAGGACCATAGGTATGCGATAAAAAGTTAGGGTTACCCGTCTTCCAAGGCTGGAAATTTAGAGCGTGTCGGTCATAGTGATTTCTGAAATCTCTATAGAGTAAGTGGAAGTCCCTACCAAATGCCATATCTTCCATATAGTGAGTGTCTATATTAGAACTGGTAGCCAAACTTAATTGGTTTGCTATGGATAATGGTACATTTACTGCGGTATCTACATACCAAGAGGATAAGGTTGTTGGGGTTATACGACTATCTGTAGAAGGCCAAGAACTATTTATGGTTCCATCTTCGTTGAAGTAACCTGAAACAATAGAGGACGCCTCGTGTAGCCTAGAGGTTTCATCAACCCTATGCATTAAGGCTTCCATCTCGGAAAGCGTATCCCTTCTATGGCTCCTAAAGTACTCATTGCTACTTGGAGTTCCTGCTTCATTACTCCAGTAACCTCTTATGCCATAGCAATCAGAAGCATCTACTCCAAAGAAACTATCTGAAGAGTTATGGTTCTGACAAGACCCCCATACGGCATTAATGTTTACGTTATCTATTAACCAACTAAACCCGCTGTTAGTTTGCCTCAACGCTACATTTTGGAACTTTGCTGCACTGGGATCATACCCAAGATAATGTGCGCCCATAGTAGCTAGATTTACTTTCTTCAAAGCATCGGCGGCGCGACCTGGGTAGGAGGAAACACCAAATGCATTACCGCCAAATCCTTCTCTTAAAGAAATATCATCTTGTAATATCTTGGCAAAGTTCTTTCTTCTTAGGTCGTTTCTGGGGTAGGCGGCATAGTGAGATATATCATTATCATTGTTTGCCCATACCTCGTCGTCTAACTTATCAACGTCTTCTCTTTTGAATGCGTTAGCAGCAAAAGTAAAATCTGCATGACGCATATCAACCGCACTTTGATTGAAGTTGCTAGTAAAGTTAGCTGACCCGTCGTAGTACGAACTCACTGGGTGGATAATATTTATAACACCAAATGAAGATACCCCTACGTTAGTATCCTCTACTGAGGATAGCTCTAAACTGATATCAGGTATAGCGTGCGCGGGTGCTACAAAGTTTACAGCTTCCTTTAGGTTAGCTAAGGGGAACTTAGTTCCTACCTCCCACTCATCTGACAGGAAATCAAAGGAACTTGTCTTGAAAGAGATTTTAAATCTTGAAGATTTGTTGTTCCAAAGAGGGAGATACTTGGTGGTGTTGTATGAGTCTTTCCTAACTACATCTACTATCTGTCCGTAGTTGGAAGGAACCTTCTCAGTTGATGTGAAGAATAAGAACTCGTTGTTATAAAAATCTGTATCCTCGTTCTCTATGGTATGCTCTTTTATGTAAGCAATAACATCATCTACAAACGAGGCATCTACACCGAAGCAAGTTAGCTTGTAGGATATAGCTTCAAGCAATCCCCTGTTGACATGACAGTTTCTATAATACTTAATATCCTCGAAGGGAGGAATAGGCATTACCCTCCCTCTATACTCGAATGTGAAATTAGGATCTTGAGTAGGTACTAGTCTCTCTGATACGGTTTCTCTAAACGTCTCACCAGAGTAATAGTTTCCTTCCTCGTCTCTATTCCAGGGACCAGTATATGTTATGGAGGGGTCACGTTCTAATAAAAACTTAGGTCTTGGAAATGGTTTCCCGGCGAAGAAAAATTGATCTGGGAACTCATTAGCAAGCTCCCACATAATCCTATCAACCGATAACCGTATGTTGTTATCAAGGTTTTTAGGGGTATATTTGTCCAGTCCAAGCCTATTAGCATCATCCTTAGTGAAGGATTCTATGCCTTTCTCTGTCAGAGTAGAGCTAGTTGCTATAGCATAGTAGATCAGGTTAGGGATATAGGATTCCCATAGACCATATAACTGGTTACCTGTTACATCAAAAGAGGATGTTCCAAAAACAGAATCTATGACATACTGAATAGACTTCTTAGTTCCTGCTGCCTTGTATACAGACATTGCCTGTCGAAGTTGGTTCCTTCTTCTTGTGGCATCGGGACCAAAAAGTTTTAGACCTATCAAGTCTGCTAAGTTGTCCAAGTATTCATCAGGGCAGGAGTCTATATCGAGAAGAGTCTCGATCTCGTTCATCTCGTTCTGGCGGTCAGCGACAAAGAACCCCATCGCTTTTAAGAACCTCCAGAAAGGCCCTGCGCTCTCCTCGTCCTCTATGAGTGCCGAAGCACTAATGAAGTCGTCAAACGCCTGTGACACTCTCTTATCGGTAAGAGACATGCTCTGGTCAGAGTAGACCACCTTAGCAAGAGTCTGAAGCCTCTCCTGCATCTGGGTGCCCGATACGAATTCCCCTGCACCAGATGATCGGTAGTCTGTTGGGATAAACCTTTCGTCTGTGGAAGAGAAGGTAGGGTAGTTGTTCCACATATAACCTTGGAACAGAGACATAGCATCCTCAAGTCCAAGGCTGATTCCCTCCCATAAGGTCTTAGTTAAAACTTTGGAAATCTCGCCCGATGTGCTCCAGCCGGAATTTACGCCAGCCTGATCGGGGCGGTTAAGTAAGTAGAACCAGGAAAGGTTATCAATTAAGTATTTATGGGTTCCTGAAGAGGTATTATCGAACGCATTATTTGAGTTTACGGCAGCATCACCAGCGTTTGCTGCGTTTATACAGGTCGTTGAAGGCAGTAATGTCCCTGATACCCAGTCTATGAACTGTGCGCTACCATCGAAATCGGAGTAAGCAGCAGACAATGGGACCATAATCCGACGCTCAAATAACTCAGGGGTTATGAACGTAAGATTATTATTTCTAATAAAGAACTGACTAATACCTGTAATGCTATCTATAGAACTTAGGTAGCTTACATCTGTAAGAGAAGACACATCAAGAACAGCAGTTGTATTGGCTGCTAGAATGTGAGAGTTAATAAGTTCATCTACTTCAGAGATCTTAGTTCCACTAAGAGCAATATCATCATCCACATAGATATCTGGGGTGATAATCTCCAGAGCCTTTACATAGTTCCTCTTAGTGTATGTTAGATCCTTACCCTGTCTCCGTACAGAATCCCTTGGTTGGGGAGTTCTACGGATCTCGGTCTTGGCCTTCGTTACCGGATCTATGTTTATTCTTTTTGGCATCTTACAGGTATGTAATATCTACGCTAAAGTTGTTTAACTGAATTACTTCATTAAAATCAACTTTTACCTCATCGGGTATATTATCTATTGTAGCAAACCTCACAGGAGCAAGCTGGAAGAGTTTTCTTTCCAACTCTACCTTAACGAAGCTATCACCAAACTCCCTCTTATCTATATCGAAGAAGTCTATTACTTCAGCAGCAACTAATCTTTTGATTTCTGCCTCTTGCTTCTTCCTCTCTCGGTCTACGCGAATGTTTAATGTAAGGTCCAGTGTTCTAGCTAAACCATCACTTACAACTACATGATCTGTTAACATCTTTTTACCATCTATCTCCGTTAGAAGATCAGACTTAAAAGTAGGAGATGCTTTCTGAAGCTGTAGATCTGTAGCATTCTCTAATACATAAACATCAATTATATTAGCGGAAGAATATGCATCCCTGGTTGCAGCGGTAACTTTACCTTTGGTCCCCTGGCTACTAATGAAAGAGTTTCCAAGAGCAACATAATCATCCAAAGTTACTAACCTGTCTTGAGACTTGAAAGTATATGGGGCATATTTCCTAGCATGTTCTAAGGTCTCGGAGTTGGTTCCTCCAGTCATTACAGTAGTATTCTCTACTCTCCAACTATTACCTGCATCATCTGTAAGGATAGCATTAATGGCATCCTTCACTAAGTTTCCTCTCGTGCCTCCTCCGACTCTATAAGTAACCGTAAAAGTTCCATTATGTGGGGGATTTTGAGAAATGGCACCATCACCGAAAATAATGGTAGCTTGACCATCACCATTGTAGCTTACCTCAAATACTCTATCATTTGCTCCAGAAGCAGAGAAAAGTTTATTTACTTCCAAATAAGTCCCTGTTGCATTTGTATCGTTAGGATCGGTAGAGTCTACAAAGACTCTAATACTTTTCTCTATTACGGGAGTGTTGGTTAGAGTTATAGTTTTTATATTCTCTCTTCCGAAGTTACCTCGGTTTACTTGATAGGCACCCTCCACAAGAGCGATATTATCTGTTACTTCGGCGGCAGCAGTTACACTAAAGGAGTCGTTAGTATCATCTATATTCTCTAATACTCCGTTAGCATCAGTTTTGTAAATAGTATAACTAACAGGGGCTCCGTCTTCTGGGGAAGCGACTGTTATTGATCTGTTAGCGCCAGTAAAGGTTTGAGGATAAGAAGCGGTCCCTGTATCATTCCAAGTTAGTCGGCCCTTAGCCGATGCACTGGACGGACCCTTCAACCTAACTCCAATAAGCTCTAACAGTTTAGCCATGTTAGTACGAGTCTTTACTGTTGGGAGAGTGTTCTCGTTTGCTAAAGCATCTCCCTTGTAAGACATCACGGCTCCCATGTAAGCAACCAATTCCACAAGCATAATGCCCAGATCAGATTCATAAAAGTTATTGAAGTCTTCTGGGTATACTGCTTTTACATAATCAAGCATCGAATCTTTCAGTGTATCGAAGTCTGCGGCAGCGAAGTTAATAAAGTCCGCTTTCCTATCCTGTTTTATGTTCGATAACTTTAGAAAGTCCGAATCAAGTGTTCCTGAGAAGGTCATTATACGTTAAGCTCCACTTCAAAGGGGTCCAGATCGTTTATATCCCGTATCTTTACTACTAAACGAATAATAAGTCCATTCTCAGCTACACTTGGATGTGATTTGAAGATGGAAATGCTTATAACCTCCAAGAAAGGAGCATATTTCGTAATAGTATTGTATATTTCTGTCTTTACAATCTCATAAGTTGTAATATCTAACTGCTCAAAGACATATTTACGCAAATCTAACCCAAAATCAGGTCTCATCACCCTCTCATTCCTTTTAGTAAGGAATAATTGGCGCATCATACCCCTAACAAGCTCTTCATCTGTACTTCTTGCGAAGTAATCAACCTGCTGAACATCCTGAACATCACCTAAAACTCTTTTGGTGCGACTTTTTGCCAAGGGATAAGACATTCCCTTGATTATCTTGCGCTTAGATAGGGTTTTATTAGTGTTTGCTACGTTGGTTAGAAACCCGTAGGAGCTTGTATCTGTTATATTTGCCATTATACGTCTATGTTCTCAAAGAATCCTTTTTGAGCATTATAGTTTTTGAGCACTTCTGCCGAAGTAAGCGCCCTCTTATATAGTTTGAAACTACCTAAGTGCCCATTTAGACCACTTCGTAGTCCTCCATTCTTACCGCCAAGGAAGTTCATACCTTGATCATCATCGTAATCTATACCAAACTCTCTGGAGGTCATACCATCACTATAACCACCACCAATAATCCAGGGAGTTAATCCACCAGCACCGGGTCCATCCCAATGCCAGAAATCAGACTGACCTATTGCCGAAGGAATAAAAGAAGGAGCAGTAGGAGCAAGAACATCACTAAAGATATTATTGTAGCTGAAACTACTACTATCTACAGGACTTGGAAGTTGAGGCGCTCTCGTATCTCCAAAGGTATCAGTAAAGTTTTGTTGCTTTAATTCTTCACCATTAACAAAAATAGTTACTCTACCTTCTCTATCATCTTCGTTTGGATCTGCGGTGATAGAAACGTGCATAAAGGATGAGGACACATCTCCTAATTTATAATTACTAGCAGTAGTTGCACTCAAGTCTGCGACAATTCCCAAATACCTTTGGGGGTCACTGGAGTCTCCGAAGCAGTTCAAGCTGTTTGCTGGGATAAACTCAATAGAACTTGTGTTAACTGATACCGTAGGTGCTAAATAAAACTTTAGATCATCATCAATAGGGTTATCGGTCAGTAAGTTAGATGGGGGTAGGTTTTTAGTGAACCTTCTATCTCTTGTAAAACCAACAAGAACACCAGCAACGGAGTTTAGGTCTCTCTTGAATACAAACCTCTCTACATCAGTTACTTGGTTATCACCACCTCGGTTCTCGTTCCCCAAAACTACTCGGTGAAGGGAAGAAGCACCTACAGTTTCATCCCAACCATCTGTGCCTGTTTGATCAATAGTATCGGAATGGACCCAGAAGTCTATACTAAACCCAGAGTTCCTATACATGAGACTATCAAAATCATCAGTCCTTGATGGGAGTTTTACATAACTTAGGGGAGCGCGAGGAGATTGTAGAAGTTGGGCACTTGTAGCATATTCGGCGTAGTCGTCCGCTTTTGAACTTCCCCAAGCTCCTGAGAAGAATGAGCATATTCCTCGGAAATAAGGGATACCTACACCTGAAGGGAAAACTGAATCAAATGAGCTTGCAACCAGTTGTGCGTCGAAACGTGCTGTTTGGTCATCTGAAGTGTTTACTATGTTAAATACAGAAGAATCAGGAGCAGACTCAAAATCACCTTCAAGGAAGTTATAACAAGCAATAAGGTCTTCCTTCGTTATATTGTCTGTTAGTGATGCTGTGGGAGCAGTAGAGGCATCCACGGCACTTGCGTTTGTTATAATAGATCCTTTACCTATTGAGGGAACTACCAAGTGATCAATGTAAATGCTATCTAGCTTCATGTCCTTGTTTATCCCAAACTTAGTATCAATAGGTAGAACTACGCTTGATACCTCACCTGGGTTGAACATCAGGGGACTCTGCTTATCTATAGAAACAGATACATTATTTTCTGTTAGGAAGGAGAAGTCGTTTACTGGAACTTTACCCGGCTCGAAGTCTCCAAAGAATGCAGCAATCTGAATCTGCTTCTTGCGGCGAAGTACCTTATTTTGGTAGTTTGCTAATGCAGCCTGTATTGACTGCCTCTGGTTTATTACTAATGCAGAGTCGTCAGCATAACCATCACCAAGAAGATCTACTACATGAGAGGAAAGATCATAAACATGCCTATTCATCTCTCCTATGATCTGCTGGAGGAAAGTGTCCTTTTTGAAGTAGTTCTGCATCTCGGAGTCTTCTTCCAAGGATGCCGTATCACTCTCAATATCGAAGATAGTATTAGCCCAGTCGTTGAACTCTCTAATACTTACCGTCTCCCCTCTTCCTCCACAGTTAGGGTTATATTTGAACATATACTTGAGTGCGGCATCTGGGACTACTGCACTACAATGTACAAGATCTTCGAGGTTTTCTGGTAGAGTTAGTCCTCCTCCTGCGGTATCATAATAAATACCCGTCTCAGTGAGAATGAACTTTCCTGCTAAAGATACAGGAGGATCAAGCCTTTCAGGCTTTACAGAGAATTCAGTCTGAGGAAGGTCTAATTCTCCCTTATCAGTCCATACTCCCCCTGCCAACTCACAACTCTGTTTGTCTGTATATTTTCTGCCAAGTGAGCAAAAACCTTCATCAGAAGGTAATACGACACAAAAGTCTGTTCCTTCGAGAAGTTCTGCTACTGTCTTCTGGGAAGAAGGAATGAAGAGACTTCCGTCATAGCAAGGCTCTGGGTAGTTTTTGGGGTCATTCTGCCTATTCGTAAGAATTCGGTTAATATTGTTCTGTTGGTTCTGAACCTCTCCAATATACCTCAAGGCATTTACTATCTCTGCTTTGGCAGGAGCGTACTTAGTCTCAAAATCTACGTCATATTGCTCTAAAGCGTCCTTGTCTACACCTGGAACCCAGGTTCCTCCTGCTCCAACACAACCCTCTTCTGTTATAAACTCGTTAGTTCTACTGCCATCTATCTTACAATACCCTGCGAAAGAAGCATAGTCCTTTGCGAGCTTACTTCCTGGTACTTTGAGGGATTCATTGGTTCCAAGTTGATCTAAACAATCAATAACCTGCTCAACCTTGTCGATGATACCAGAGGCGATCCCCCAAACTTCCCCAGCAATAGCAGCGATACCAGCAATTCCGTTCACAAAATCAAGAACCCCTGCCCCTAATGTTGAATCAGAGAACTCAGACTGAAGTGAGATGTTTCCTGCCTCAGTTTGAACTTCTATAATGCCTAACTCAAGGTAAATCTCTCTCTTAATTTCCTTGATCTTCTCCTGAGCGGCTCTTTTTCCTGCTTGAAGCTGCTTATTAATATATGTAAGAGGCTTCCCAGGAAGAAGATCTAATACCTCAGTAGCTAAATCCACAGCACATCTAGGGACACCAAACTGCGTCTCCATTATGTCCTGGGCAGGTTGTCTGTTATTTAAAGAATTGAATATAAAGTCTGCTTGCTGCCGATCAAAACTCATTAGTCTATATCCACTCTCTCGGTACTGTTAATGTCCACATAGGGAGCATTTAGCTCTATCTTTTCATCGCTGGTTAGGCTGATTTTTTGTTTCGCTAATATATCTACTGTTCCAGCAGTAGTTACCACTATTTTAGTATTTTCTCCAGGGGCATTGATATGAATAACAGAATCATCACCAAAAGCCTCAAGGTTTATATTATTATACTCTGAAGTTATATTAACGCATCCCCAATCTTCATAACCTTTATCTAAGGGATTGCCTCCTAGTCCTGGGGGGTTCTCATCTATGTGGGACTGGCCTAATCCATAGTCTGAGGGGTAGGGAAGGTCTGAATTTGCTCCCTCGACCTCTTCCCCATCAGGTAAAATAGGATAAGGATCTCCCCCACCCACACCAACTAATCTACGACCAGAAGATTCAGAAGACATTGTTCCTGTAGCGGTATTTTTTATATCTATGTTTCTACCATCTACTACTCTTACTTCCACATTAGACTTTTTAGTAATAAAGTTTACAGGGCCTTGAGTTTCTAACTTCATCTCCCCTTCACTCATAGTAGTAGATAGATCGTCCTCTGGCTGCTTACCAGCAAAATAGAAATAGTTCTTCTTATCATCTGATGAGTCTACCTCAAATCTAATGGAGCTTTGCTTGGGGCTATCATTTAGAGTTATTTGCTTGCCCTTACCACTTCTAAGTTTTGTGTATGTGTTTTGAAATCCTGACCCTGGGGTGGGTTCTGATTGGTTAGATAAAATTATTGCATTTCCACCATTATCCTCTAATACTATTTTTTCATTAGTAAATCTCTTACCATCAACCCCTAACTCTGCTTGAGGAGGTACATTCATAGGGCTCTTGTTGGTCCTGCCCAGAGTAGTATAATCAATTTCTCCCTCTTGGGATGAACCCTGTGCCTTGGTAGGATCGGATGGATCAACCTTAGAGGAATCTACATCTAAAAAGGTAGTCTCCCCTACAATACTTCCGGCATAATAGAGTCCCTTATCAAGTCCACCATCAAGTTCATATACTAATATCTCTGAGTTTATAGTGGGAAGTGCTACCATACCAGCATCTACATTAGAGAAAGGACTTACATAGGTTACTGCCCTGCTACCCTCACCCAACTCGGGGACGGTAGCCCATATTGTAAAGCTTTGAGTAAAATCGGTATCCTCAGTTACTACACCTTTATACATTTTCACGGTAAGCATCCTTCTGGATAAGAAATGAGGTGTTTATATTAGAACCGGATATCTCTACGGAGTACCCTAATATAGTATAAAGACCTGACAGCCAAGTGTTCTTAGGGGTAGGGACTTTATTACCAAAGATTTCAGGCTCCATGAAATAGAACAAGGCTTTATTGAACCCTACTACGTTCTGAGGTGAACATAGATTGAAAAGGGGTAGTGTGGTTATCATCCCCCTAAAGAACTTGGAGGATAAGGAATCCCTCATAGTTAGGAGCTTTTTGAATATAGAATCTTCCGTATCTTCTTCAACTAAAAGAGACTCCGAAAAGATAGGTGCATTCATTATATTGAATAATACTCTCTTAGCAGACCTAACGAACTCTTCCATACTAGGAACAACCGAGGTTGTACCTGAAGAAGTGTAATCAGTTTGGAAAGAATACTCTCCCTGGTTGTTGGTATTTAGAGCGTCTGATGCTACTCCTATACCTAAGAGATTACTTATGGTTTTGGATGGCACTGGCCCCAAGGACTTCTGCCTCTGGGAGATATTTTCAGTGTACCATTCCCGCAAGGATACTTCTATTGCTTTGTTGAGATCCTCCTCAGAACCCTGAATTCTCTTTAAAACATCCTGAACTATCTCATTGTTCTTAGCCTTCATTGAGACTAAACCTTGCATGTAAGTTGTGGGGATGATCTGAAGAAGGTAAGAGAACCATTGCTTCATCTCGAAACTAAATCCAGTTACGTTTGAATCTTTAAAACCATATCTGAAAGTTGGATAAGCAAAATCTTCTAGTTTATTTTGAATAGCTTCTGATCCTATACCTGCTAACTCTTCATCAGTAGTTAATAAAGAAAGCTCCGTAGAAACCGTATCTGTCTGAGCTAACTGTAACTGGTCAGGGGTTAAGTTATGAAATAATTTATTAAATCCTCCCTGACCTTCTAGCAATCTAGGCTCTTCTGCTAGGGATTCCTTGTGCGCTGATAGTAATGCTATACCCCCTGTAGAAATTCCATCAGGATCATCGGATGTATTATTGTAGACTCCTAACCTACTAGACATTTTAGAATCTATTACCACTGTCACAGTATCCTGACCTCTTAATAGTTTTCCTGCCTTATCTATGTCTATAATACCTGTACTATTATCAATAGCAAAAGAAGTTAGACTCTCATAGAAGGAGGTAACTAACCTAGGTTCGGATAGACAGAGTATAGAGTAATCAACTTCTTGAGTTATATCTAATTTACTAAGAACCTTTTGTAAAAAATCTAAAGAACTTTCATTTTTATCTAAAGTCTTATCTATGAAGTAATTAGGAATAGATTTTTTGTTATCAGGAGTTCCATTAGTGTCCCCAACATTTTTTGTGTTTTTAGAATCAGTGTTTATGGTCATATTGATGCCTAGGGACTGGCAGAACAGTTTTATTGATTTGAGAACTATGGATAGTTTGAAATCGTCCTTTACTACAATATTCCTTGCTTCTATTCCACTTAGTTTTTCTTCTATTTTTTCCTTCTCAGCAGACTCAAAGGCTCTCTTTGCTTTTGAAGCTATATTTAGTTCTTTTTGTATATTTTTTATAGAAGCGGCCTTTGACTCCGCGATCTCCTTTTGCACGCGGGCTTGTGTTTCGTCGTCGGTAAGACCAAGCCATCCAGCAAACTTGCCGCCCAGCCCTAGGACGTTCCCCAACGCATTGTGGGCACCCCCTACAAGAAGCTGCTCAGTCTGATTTAATGCTATAGCACCTGCTACATCTCCGAGAACGGATAAACCAATAGCCGCCATGTCATCAGTATCTAAACTTACAAACTCTTTTCTAAGATCCCGATATCGGCCATTTACATCAGCCCCGTCTACCACAAACTTACTCTCCTCTGGGAGAATACTGTTAACATCTTTACCTATTGCTACTAAGGATTTAACAGCTTTATCATTTAATATACTTTCGGCAATCCTCTCTGCGGCTTTTTGTTTAGTAAGTATTTCAGGTTGACCCGATGCTGATAATCCTGCCAGCGTTAATCTACCTAAATCTTCGGAGAGCGTTTGCTTTACTGCTTTTACTACAAAAGACTTATACTTCTTTTTCAAGTTTACTATAAGGTCTGGAAGTAATGTAAGGCAGACGGATTTAGTTTGGATTGAGAACAAGTTAGTTAGTAAAGTAAGTATAGCTTTGATTAGATCAATATAGATCACATCATTCTTCTGTAGCTTAGGGTCATTACCTCCCTTAAGAACTACAGGAACCTTAGAAGATACTCTTGTCCTGTCAGTGTTCCTGAAATATTGATGTTCTTCATGGTTACTATCTGAAAGAAGCCCTAACCCAACATTAGGAACAAAGGATAAAGTTAAAGTTCTAACCCCGTTCTCATTTAAACTATAGTCTATGTATCTGAGGTTCACTCTTACTAAGGGACTCCATACTTTAAGGTCGTCCCCCATACCATAACTAACATAGAGAGGAGTATTGTAGGGCTCTGAGGAGAACTTATTAGCCTCTGTCCTTACATCATCTAACCATGTCTTAGGAGCAAGGTCTAATCTTGTCTTGTTCGGATCTGAAAATGGTGTAAGGGGGTTATCCAATAGACCTCCCTCAGTTATTTTATCTGTGGAACTATCTACCCCTGCTAAATTTTTATTTATCTTAGATAATACCTCATCTAAGGACTTAGAAAGTGCCTCTCCATCATAGAACTGCGTAAAGAAATCTTTCTCAAAGGTATTAGTAGGATCTAATATCTGAAAAGTGTATACACCTTGGGACTTAGACTCCTTCATATTGAAGGAAGTGTTGAACGAAATTAGGTTACCTTGACCATTTGAGCTAAAAAGAAAACACTTTTCTTTGAATTGTTCATACCAAGAAGAAAAAGATGAGTTTTCTGAACCCCTTGCTCTTTTTTCAGTAAAAGAGTTTACAGAGTCTCCGTCTTTATTAGTAAAAAATAAAACAACTTGTGCGGATTCAACACTCATTAGTTAGGTAACATTAATCTATCTTGTTGAGTAAGAGACTCAAAGGGGTCAAATAACCCATTATCACTCATAACTATGAACCAAAGACTTGGATCATCAAAAAATACATTAGCGATGAGGTCTGGTCGGTGTTCATATCCCACAGGAACTACTTTTTCACTTCTAGAGAACAACGATTTAGTAGATTTACTAAAGTAATCAAAGTAATCATTGCCAAAAGCAAGAGATACGACTTGTCCTTTATGGCTGTAAAGGTTAGTTAAGTTGTTATAAGCAGCCATTATATCGCTCCGTTGCCTGGATCATACCCATGTCCATCTATTACAGACTCCCAACCAGCCATGTTGTCTCTTTTGATGGGAACCCCTGGAGAGAACTTACTAAAGTCCCCCATCCTCACTTCAGCTAGTTCCAAGTTTACACTAAACCTCTTAGGTATTAGAGTCTTTAGGTCGTACCCTGCCTCCTCAACAATGTTGATGCTCTCTGTTCTGAGAATACAAGGCACGTCTCGGTAAGCAGCACCATGCCTCAACCTTATTATAGGTGGACCGAGAGCAGTTTTTGTTTGATTAGACATTCCAGCAGTTCTTATTATGTCTAAAATAAATATCAAAGTGTTCATCATTGATCGCGCTTCTTTAGACATATTGAATGATACTTCATTAGGGAGAGGTTGTATCTCCCCATCTGCGGGTGGCCCCTCAAATCCACCAACTCCTACACCGAATCCGGGTGTTCCTATCACTTCCCCCTGAAGTTCAGGCTGATATTCATCTGCTACTCTCTCTTGCCATTGTCTTATGGTCTGCTCAACGGCATTTACTCTCTTACCTCTCTCATTCTCTGTCTCAAAGGGAGTAAGTGTCTTGGGACTAAACTTATCTTTCTCTCTATCACTAAAGACACTCTGTATAAGTGTTTGAGAGTTCTGAACTGCTGATATGGAGTTGAGAATGTGATCCAGAGTTAGGTTGAATCTCAGTGAGAAGGTTCTAGCCTTTGCGCCTACATGAGCAAAATAAGTGCTACCTCTATTGATAACATCATATTCTACAAGTCTGGACTGTCTATTCTCAGTAATCTCAGGGTTCTCAAAGAAAGGGAGGAAAAATACTAACTGTTGCTCCTTAGCCTTCAATGAGGGATACTCAAACATTAGACCAGACCTGAGACCAAGTAGGCGTAAGTCTACTGGGCTAGTAAGATTATTGTTGGAGTCTGTTTCTAAGTTTAAAAAATTGAATGACATTGCTTACCCTCGCGTTCCTGCCCCTCTGTTGCCTACAATACCTCCTACTGGAGATGACATAGGTACGACCAACTGTTTCTCTTTAAGGGCTCTTTGCAGTTCTCTTTGTTCCTCAGAGATTCTGTTATTCTTTTCAAGAACTTCGATAACTCTGTAGGTTTGTTTTATTTGTAAGTTGAGAGCCATGTTCTGAGTATTTAGCATGTTTTCCCTTGCTTTCTCTGCTCTCTCCTTTCTATCAGCTTTCTTTCTTTCTTCTTCTGCTTTTATTGCTTCTGAAGCTGCTGTGGTTCTCATTCCGTCCACTTGCATGGTGACTTCCCGAATACCTTGAGCTAATTCTGATTTTCCTAACCAGTCAGCTAACCACATCACTCCATCAAGAATAGCTAACCCTACTTGCTTGAACACACCAGCAACCATAGGCATCAGATCAGCTATAGCATCCTTGTTTAAGTTTAGGAACTCCTTGATCTCTTTTCCAAATGTAGCCATAGCATTAACAAAAGGAGCAAGAATCTCTCTCTTCAAACTATCTAAACTACGAACCATCTTTTCGTCAGCATCTTTCTTTGCTGTAATATCATTTTGAATAGCTTGTGATAGTGTTTTGCTATTCATAATTTCGTCTTCAGATAGACCAAGCTCGTCTCTAGCAAAGTCCCTCATTTGCTCAAGGACTCTAACCTGTTGACCTATGTTCATCATACCTGGGATCTTTTGGAAACCCTCCAACATCTCTGGTCCTAACTCAGACCCCTTTACCTGATTAGCAATCCTTTGGGCTGCTTGACCCATTTTGATAGTTGCCTCGATAGCAGCCCCAGGTCCAGTATCTTGGAACATCTGCTTGCGGAGATCGGTGGTCCCCGTCAATGCTGCCGTTTGGAAACCCCCTGCTTGTACCATTTGCGAGATACTAGCCATTGCGCCCCTGAATAGGGTTGGGTCTTTCAAGACGCCCCTGAGTATTACTGCGCTTTTCTGAACGCCCTCTGCTCCACCAGTGCTAACGGCAGACATCATGTTTACCATCTCCGTAGAGACAGAATCTAATGCCTTAATTAAGTTTTCTCGACTGATATTGGTAGCTTTGGTGGTGCCCTCCAATGTCTTTATCAAGGCATCTGAAGAGTTATCCGTACCTAAAGTGCTCTTCCTTAGCTGCGCCGTATACACCCCAAAGTCGCCGCCTAGATCTTGTACCGTCTTAAATAGTCCCTGCAACTCCTTACTGTTTTGATCTAGACCAGACCTCTGGGCGACCATCATAAACTTAGCGGCATCAAGACTATTGACCATCTCACCCATGACGATGGACATATTTTCTGCGGTCTGTAGGTTCTTTGAGAGGCTAAAGCTATTTTTTCTAAGTTCTGTCTCTACTTTATCATACATAGTAAGAGACTTAGACATTACGCTAAAGACAGTAGTTAAGGCTGTGGTTAACGCACCAAGTCCAATAGCCACTGGACCTCCCATCAGCGTTGTCAAGCCCATTATGCCTCCACCCTTCTCCCCGCCAAGCTTTTCGTTGCTAGCTATAAGTTCCTCAAGGGTAGCTTCTAGGTTTTTTATTTGCTCATTTAGTGCGTTTAATACTGGGTCGGTTGCCATTATCTAAGTACCCAACAGTCTCCAACAATGCGATTCTTGTTATATGTTCTGAACGACTTCTTCCCGAATAAAGCCGTCATGCCTTGTTTCACCTTACTGAAGTAATCAAATCTTCGCTTCTCTTTCTGGGGCATTTTAGCGGGATTTACTACTCCTTTCTTATATAGTATATTCATACTGGAATTCAATACATCTGGTGAAACGTCCGTCAACTTGAACACTGTCAATAAAGGGTTTCCTGTTCCTCTAGCCACATAGTGTCCTGTGAGTGCCTTAGAAGTTTTAACTACCAGGACAAGATGCTGGGCATCATCAGTAGGATACTGGAAGTAGGCTATGTCTCCTACAGAGAGATTGTTAACTTTTTTCTTGCTGGAGAACTGGTGGTCCTCAAAGAATTCTGTATCAAAAATGCCCTTGAGCTTGTCTGCCTCATCTTTTTTTTGTCCTCTGGGGAGATTTTCCATAATTTTCTGTCGTCTTTCCTCTATAATATTATATATTAAGGATAAGAAAGAAAGAAATGTACAGTACAGAGTATAATGATCATGTTAATATAGTAGACTTTATTGATCTTATTGATTTTACTTTAAGTAAAGACTTCATTGATAAATGGAAGTATAAGTATAGTGAAAGGTTTCTTAAGGTCTTTCAACTAAAGATAGTAGAATCATTAAGTAAAAAGAGACCAATAAAGAGATCTGTACTTACTAATTATTTCCACAAGAAGTTAAAGTATTCTATGGATCAAATCAGTAACTTCTACGATTCTATTGATCTCGACCTTTACTACCCCCAGATCAACTAAGACCTTCTCTTTCTTACAGAGTACATAGATTCCTTACTTTCGTTGATCTTACTCTGGTTGTTGAATATAGGACAGATATCCTTATAGTCACACCAATCGCAGAACTGGTTCTGGCTTGGGCACATATCATCCTTCTTAGCTTTCCTGATGTTCCAGAATGTAGTAAGCTTCTTCTTGAGGTAACTTCCTATCTGGGGCCAAGAATACTTCACTGACACAAAGTTCCCAGACATAGGGTAGTAGTGTGCTACAGTGATATTCTCGATAGGAACTTCCATCAGCTTATGAACAGCATAGGCGTAGCCTTGAAGCTGAGTGTTCTGGAAGAGATCATGCTTCTTGAGTTCCCTTCTTCCAGTCTTGTAATCAATAATTAGGAACTCCTTACCATCCTTGGATCTAATGATTCGGTCAATGATACCGTTGAACTTGATGTCCTTTTCGCTATCATAGACTACCTCGTAAGCCCACTCTGCACCTATAGTCTCACCAAGGGAGGCGTTGAACCGAAGGAAGTTTCTCAGGCATGTCTCGACCTTTTTTTCGTACCCCTCGGTGATACGGTAAGATTTTTTGATGTCGTTTGCTATAATAAGGAGGTCGGCAAGGGTGTCCTTCTCGTACCCAAGCTCAAAGATTTCATGGATGTATGATCCAAAATCGAGATGGGGTTGTTTTTCACCCTGCTTCTCCAGCTTGTCAACATAGTAATATTTATACTTCAGCCTACATTGCTCGAAGGTATTTGATTTTGATTCTGACATTGAGTTTATAAACATGGTATCTCCTTTACTTATTAGAGAGTTTTTAGCCAAATATTTCGGGGAAAAGGGCCGTTTGATGTCTGGGGGACGGGAGTTTACCATGCCTTCTCCTTTCACTGATGACTACCGCCACAAGTTTTCGATGAACTTGGAAACAGGTCTGTGGCAAGACTTCTCGGCTCATAAGAAAGGAAACTTCTTTTCGTTCTACGCTTTTGTGAAGGGCATCTCTTACAAGAGAGCCGAAGCAGAACTTACCCTTGAAGAGTTGGTAAGAGAAGATAGCCTCCCAGAGTTTGTGGAGCAAGGCGCTCAGTCCTACGAAACGATTGATACTACGGGTTGGGTTCCTGTACATATTAGGTCTGTTGAGGACAACCCTACTCCTCTTATTGAAAAGGCTTGGGTATACCTGTGGGATAGAGGTCTTTTCAATTTAGAGGTTTTTGAGGACGCCCCCTTTTATGTAGCAACCTCGGGACGTTATGAAGGTAGACTAATTATCCCTTATCGTGATTCCGAAGGAACTATTTACTATTTCCAGGCACGAGCCTTGTCTGATGGACAATTCCCTAAGTATTTGAACCCAGAGAGGCAGGAGGCACCGAAGGCGTCTGAGATACTCTGGGATTACCCACACGCCGCTGGAACTGAAGTGATGGTAGTAGAGGGACCACTGGATGCAAGGTCTCTGGAACTCTCTCAGCTATACGCAACGTGTACTCAGGGCTGCTCTATCTCAGAGGAGCAAATGAGAGTATTCCGAGAGGATGGGATAGTGCCAGTTATTGCCTACGATAATGACACCGCTGGAATTGAAGGTTTGGAGAGAGCGGATAGGCTCAGAAAGAAGATGATGATGCCGCCCCTAAAAGTTTGCCCCCCACCCCCAAGGTTCAAGGATTGGAACCAAGCGTGGATGGAGGGCTATGATATAGCGAAGTATGTTGAAGAGAATACTTCTACATATGATTTCGATTACTTAGTCAATAGTGAAGTAGAACGGGGGTGAGATTATAGTGTCTGAGTTCAGAGTGTACTGAACATGGACTTTATAAGTTCCTCTTGCCTCCCCGAAAGTATTTCCTGTTAGTGTATCGAGGTTTGTGGTATCAAAGTTCCAGACTATAGTACCATCTGCTGTCTGAGTAACTGTTGAACTGGTGTCAGAATACCCGGAAACAGTAAACGGACCATCCAGAGATGGGTTATCATTTACCTTTACTATCTTAACAGCAGGGTTTTGGATCAGGGTAGTCTTTAAGGTGTTGATTATAGCCTGTGAGATGTTCTTGTTCTGAACAGTAACCTCAACGGGGAACTTTAGATCAACTATTTCACCGTACCTTAAATGCTTGTTTAGTAGCTTGGTGGTAGCCTTAGCAATCAAAGGCTCAGTAAGCATAAGGAACGTATCCTCATACAAACTAAAGGTATTTATAAATACTTGGTAATTAGATCCTGCTAGTAATTTAACAGTCCAAATATCGACATAGGTAGTGGCGGCTGATACGGCTGACGAAGCCTCAAGTTCAACGCCCTCATAAACTCCTGATAGTGCCTTATCCAATCTTAGAGGGGCAACGAAATCGCCTGTCCCCAACTTGAAGATACCAGAGGCATTTTCAAAGTCGGTTCCTCCACCCCAGGTAGCACCATAGTCAGCAGCATCGTGAGGCTGATCTGTACCAGAGGGCTCAAAGTGGAAAATAGGTGTAGCAGATACTAGATTATTTGAATCAAGTACGTTGCTTGTAGAATAATCAGAATACTTAAAGACAGTGACACCACTAACATCGTTGGGATCAATAAGCACTCCATCATTGTAAAATAATGCCCTAAGTGCTAATTTATCCCCGACATTAGGTCTATCATGTCTTTCTGGGAAATCAATACTATTTAAGGTTATCATGTTGCCTCTTCATTAGCTCGCTATATTCAGATATAAAGATATTCCTCTCGTATTGGGACATCTTCATTATTGAGGGGTAATCAAGTCCTATGTTATATACTAAAATAAAGGACTCCTTAATTAAATCCTCTATATTTTCATAGGAAATTAGTTCCCCCCGAAAAAACTTTCCGTAAAAGGCACCTCCATAGGCGTTTCTGCCCCACAGCCACACAGATAATTGAACTGTGTCTGTAATCCATACTCAGAAAGACGGAGGTTCTTGAGAAGGAAGTGAACATCTTCAACAGGGAGCTTACCTAAAACTTGGGCAATCACCATACCATCAGTTATCCCCTCAATAGACTCAATATTTTTCCACATATTTCTGGATAGAGTCTCTAAATTAGAGAGGTTCCTCTCATCGGACACCCTGAATGGCCTAATTTGAAGCTCCTTACCCAATTTAGGTAGGGTAACAGTCATTGGGTATGTCATCTCCTCTGGAACTCTCTTATTCTCTAACATGGAGGTCTGAATATCAATAGTATTCTCAGCACCACAGGCTTGACAGGTCACCCCAGCGGTAATTGTCTCCCCTGTACTCAGTTCTTTGAGTTTGAATAGAAGATAATCTCTATCCATAAGTAAGAGATCCTCTACATCAATACCTTTTACACATCTAGAGAGCAAGAGGTTAACAAAGTTAGAGGTCTGCATCTTGGCAGCGGGACCGAGAGCATATTTTTCGTCCTCAAAGGTGAAGGGACGAATAGTTACTGTGTTTCCTCGGTAAGCAATGCCTCTTGAGGGTAATTCTGCCTCAACATAGAGGCTATCTGCGTCGGTATTGTATTCCCCTAAGATAGAAGCAACTAAATCCTGTTGCTCTGGGGAGAGTGGGGTTGAATTTTCCATAAAAAAATCTCCATTATAATCTATTATAGTATATGAGGATTACTGTAGGCATACAACAATCGAAATTAGAGACGGACAACCCTAAACTATTTAAGGCTCTCCAGAACATATATACCTTTAAGGTTCCTGGCGCTTCTTATTCACCCCAATATCGGGCAGGTAGGTGGGATGGGAAGAAGCGATTTATTACAAATGCAGGTAAGTTTAGATCGGGTCTCCTTGATTCAGTCCTAAAGACCTTAGAGAAGATCGAGTGCTTCCCTGAAATCGTCATAGAATCACCCAAAGATAACTCAAATACCAAAAAACTTAGAAATATAGAAGGTTTCACCTACTACAAATACCAAAAAGAGCTTATTCAGGAAGCCATCCAAGAGGGTAGAGGTGTTATAAAGTCTCCTACAGGCTCAGGAAAGACCCTGATAATGACAGGGTTATTAAAAAGCATATATGAGCCTGGGATGAAGGTAGTTCTATTAGTAAACTCCAAACAATTACTCCACCAAAACTATGAGTTTCTAACTGAGTGTGGGTTTACTGTAGGGAGGTGTTCGGGTGAGGGGTATGAGTATGGGGATATAATGATCTGCACAGTCCAAAGTATTGAGAAGATCATTGATACCCATTTGGATGAAACAGAGATTTTATTAGTTGACGAGTGCCATGAGTTTTGCTCTGGAGATACCACTGTTGCGGCTATTCAGGCTTTCCCTAATGCCCAATGGCGGTTCGGTTTTACAGCAACACCCCCACCAGATGAAATACCACTACATAATTTGTTGGGAGCTTTTGGAAAAATATTAGAAAGTGTCAATACTTCCGAATTAGTAGAGGAGGGAACCCTAGCAAAACCTCACATATCAATTATTGAAAGGGAGTACACAGCAAGCTCTAATGATATTGATATGTCTTATCTCGAAGTTTATGATAATTACATTGTAAATAACGAAGAGAGGAACGAGATTATCGTTAATTTAGTTAGGAGGATAGCAAAAAATGGAAGACGAAATCGCATACTTATACTTACCAAGCAACTTGATCACGGACGATTACTGGAAGAAAATCTTGCTGAATTCAGGGCTGAGTTTCTCGAAGGGGCGAACTCCCTCGGAGAGCGGTATAAAAGTATCAATAGATTCACAACTCAAGATAGATCTTCTGTCCTTATTGGAACAAAGATATTACAGACGGGCGTCAATATTAGAGAAATCACCCACTTCATCAATGCCAGAGGGATGAAGTCCGAAATCGCAACGATCCAAGCTTTAGGTAGAGCTTTAAGAACACATGAAGATAAAGATGAGGTATACGTCTATGATTTTAAAGACAAAGAAAAATACCTCTTACAACATTCTAACAAAAGAATAAAACACTATAAAAACGAAGGACATTTAGTGGAGATATTTGATGAAGAGAGCTACAGGTCAGAAACTTAACGTACCAAGAAGCAAGGAACAGGTTATACAAGATATTATATATCTCGATAACTACTACTTTGATACTGCAAGGGCGCTAGAAAAAAGAATAGGAGATATAAGTAAAGCTGAGTTATTTACCGAAAGTCTTTTATCAGAAGTTGAATCTCTCGAAAGAGAAATAAAGACTCTACGGGATAGTCTTAATAATACTTATATCTCCCTATTAAAACAAGGGTATAGTTTTCCTTAAAGTAGGACTTGGTTTGTAGTATTAGCAAACCAAACGAAACCATCACTATCGGAATGATACCATCCTACATGAAAAAACGACATCCGGGTTCCCAACAACGTGGGAGGTACTTCAAAAGTAGCTAAAATAAATCTTCCTGCTTGCTGACCAGGGTAAAAGCTAGCAGCGAAGGCGGTCCAGTCTCCTGGCGGTCCCCATCCCCACAACTCACCAGTAATGGGTTGACCATTCATCATTTCAAAGTATATGGGTGAAGGGCCGTATTGGGTATTGGGAATTTTAATTCCCTGTAGATAATTTATTGGAAGAATTTGAACTTGTTCACCTCCTCCCGTATACCAAAATAGATACGAGGGAACTTCTTCAAAAAGAACAAAAGTCCATATTTGTCCATGAATTTCTTTATAGTATTCTTCTTCTACTGAAGGCCATGTAAATGGCGTTACTGGTCTATAGATAGCTAAAGTTAAATCATATACATTAGATCCAGGTAATGTCCATTGTAAAACTTGAGGGGATTGTAATTCTTGTGCTGGGGTTAAACAACAAAGTAAAGTTACTATTAACCATGACAGAAACCTCATCCTATTCCTCCTCTAATTGAATAAATTCGATTCCTAACCTTTCTAACAACGTAATAAACAAGAACCCAAACAATTCAGGCTCTTTAAAAATCTTAGGCTCCTTATAAGAAGTCTTTGTATTTGTATCATAAATAAAATACTCCCCCGTATGATCATCTGAGTGGAGTTGAAAATTATCTACTTGTTTTAATATATTACGACTCATTATGCTAATTTTCTCTTAGTTCCTAAGAGAGTCATGCCTAACATCTGGGTGTTACCTCCAAAACTATCAGCACTTACATCTCTCATTACAGTAAAGGTTACAAAATCCCCGTAAGTAAGGGTGCCCCCAGGAATAACTACTCCTTGATCTATTTCTAATAAATCTCCACTACTATGGTTTGATCCACTTGATCCTATAGTAGTTGTTGTAGTTACTGTACTAAATAAGTGTCCCCCGCTACCGAAAGATTCATTATTCCCTCTAGCTCTTCCATTAAAATCGAATACTACTGTATCTGAAGCTCCAGGGCTTCCTGTCAAGTTAAACATCAAGAATAGTTTAATATCCTCAGATACATCTAGATCTTCGCATACTCTGAACTGATAATGTCCTGCTCTATCCGCTGCTGCTGCCATTTGAAGGATAGCCGCTGCTGAATCAAAGTCTGTGTTGTTAATTACTCCAGGGTTAGCTGCTGTAAATACTGACCCGTTATAATAAATACTGTTACCGTGAATAGGAATATCTCTTACCCAAACATCACTGACGGTTACACTATCCACATAGGATTTAGGAGCAGCATCTCCGTCAGCAGTAGGTGTAGGAAGATCCGTAACAGTACCGCCATTGGTCATATCAATATCAGTACCGTTAATTGGTTTAATACCGTTCTGAGCTATTCGGAGGACAATAGTCTGAGATCCTGCTTTTTGAACAGCAAACTCTAAAAGCCCATCTTCTGTTCCGTTAGTGACATCGGAACATTTACCTGTCATCTTAGCGAAGACTCTCTCTGTTCCCGTATCAGAGTTACCCTTCCACTTAATCTGACCCAGGTAGTCCCCATCAGCAACAGTGGCCCTATCCGAAATAATATCTATAATTGGAGAAGCAGCAGGTTGTGTTGAATCGTCAGTTGAGCTTATTGTAAGTGACGGAGTTGTAGAAGAACTATAGTTAATTTCTACAGGTGAGGTAAAAGGAGACCCACCAGCAACACTGTCTACATAGTCTTTTGTAGTAAGCGTAGATCCTCCCGTTCCTGATACCGCAGTAACAGTTCCATTAGTTAGAATATCCCCACTTACATTAAGATCATTTGCTATAGTCACATCTGTGGCTGAAACTGTGGTAGCTGAGACACTATTCAAGTATACTGTGCTTGTATTTACCCAACCACTAAGAGAGCCATCATATTTAAGAAGTTGATTATCGGTAGGTGATCCTAGGAAAACATCATGTAAATCTTCAAGGTGCTGCCCTACGTCTGGGAAAACAAAGATTTTACCCTCTGTAGCGTGAGAGTACAAAACCCACCCTATAAAAACATGGTTTATGTCTGGCTTGGAATTTGACCAAGACCCAAGATCATCTCCCAACCAAATCTCATCCCCAGCAGAATAGGGACTTGTATTTAAACCCCTAACTACACCTAAAGTAGTAACTATACCGTTAGAGTTTTTACTAATGTCATGAGTTGCTAATCCTATAACATCATGCTGTAAGTTTGCTCCACTAGCCGTTGCTGGGAAAAGTGCTGGTCTTTGTCCTTGTGCTCCTGATACATAAACCGCACTACCGTTTCCTATAGTACCATTGTCCCATTTGTTTACGCCTCTTAAGTAGAACTCCTGTCCTACCTGTAGAGTTACATCACTTTGGTCTGTCATTATGGATAAAGTTTTATCATCTTCATCCCAATAAACCCTACCTTCCCCGTGTGTAGGAGACGCTGCGCTAAACTCAATATAAGAAGATACGTTTAATCCGTCTTCAAAATCTTGTCTACCTGTTATTGATGTTGTACCGTCTCTAAGAACATAGTTTCCTGATACAGCACTTGCTGCTAAAGCACCGTCTAAATAATTTTTAGTAACAGCATCTTGATCATCTACAGGATCAGCAATCTGCGTTAATCTGTGCTCTCCACCTACAAACTCTCCACCACCAGTAATAATCTCTAAGTTTGATATCTGGACAGTTCCATTAGAGGTAACTCTTATTGGCTCAGGATCAGCACCGTCAGCCCTAGCAACAACAAACATATCTGCCGTGGCTGCTGGACCTTGTACAACCGTTAAAGCAACATTGCTATTATTTATTCCTGATACAACAGTAGTACCAAATTGAGCGGAGGAACCATCATTACTAAACCATTGAGTATATTGACCAACCCCCTCCTCCCAGACTCCAAGAGCATGGTTCGTTTTAGCAGAATCAGTAAGTAAACTAAGGTTAGCAGTTGTATTAGCTGCTCCACTAAAACTAAGCCAAGGACCAGAGGCAAAAGTAGAGTTTTTAGCTGTTAATTCTGCTATACCTTTGTTAGTTTTAAGAGATGTAATTTCAGGAAGATTAATATTAGTCCAAGTGCCTCCAGAGTCATGGTAAGGGACATCGAGGACAAGACCAACACCTGTGGTTTGATCAGGTGGAGTAATGGCATTACTGTTATTTGCTGTATCAGTTACATCATCAAGATCACCAAAACTAAGTTTACCATCATCACTATGGGAAGATACAAATAATCCAGAGGCTATAACATCTATATTACCTCCAGTGGATCTACCAATTAGAGAACCTTCTGTTACTGTAAGAATTGTAGGGTTATTATCCGAATTAGCTGCTAATATAGTAAAAGCATCGTAATCATTTTCCATCACAGCACCAGCAGCATCTACGTTAGTATCATCAGTTACATCGGCACCAGCCTCAATACCATCTAGCTTTGAATGGTCTGCATCAGTAAATACGTTGGAGTTTGTAGCATTTTCTACAGCCGTTCTAATCTCGGCATCTGTTTGATCAGCGGTAGCACCAGTCTCGATACCGTCTAGCTTAGTTCCATCGGTAGCAATATCCCTGCCATCTACGGTGCCTTTTAAGAAAAGATTACCGTTACTATCTATAGCTGCTTGAGAAGTACCTAAACTATTGTAAACTCTAAAGTAGTTGGCTCCTGCGTCATCCCCTAAATCTAAATCTATATCATTGTTGGATGTTATATCAAAATTGTTAACATCCAAATCTCCACCTAACTGGGGTGAGGTATCATCTACAACATCATTAAGACCTCCACCACCTCCTCCTCCACCGCCCCCAGCGGAAACTACAAACTTATTTGTAGTAGAGTTGAAGGCAAGTACCTCACCTGTGTTAGCAAAGTTTATTGAAGAATCTACTTGAAGGATATCTTGTAATTTTAACCCAGTACCCTCAAGAAACTTAACAGACATCTTCTGGTTCTGAGTATTGTCGTTATTCCATTCTGTAGGTATGGAGCTAGCATAGTGTGCTGTGGTTAAGGAAGATACCGTACTTAATTCATAATAGGTGTTAGTACCATCAGTAGCAGAGGTCATCCCACTAATAGCATAAACATACTTATGAGGAGTATCATCTTGGTTAACCTCACTACCTATCTCTAGGTACATAAGGGGCTTGCCTTCAGGGTTAATACCTACCCAATCAGGAGAGTTCTCATGGAAGTTACCAAGAAAGTTACCAAAATCAATAACTGTAGTATTTCCCTGGAATCCTCCACCCCCAGGCTCAGGCGCACCTCCCAAGGGAAGGTAACCTGGAGTAGTTCCTCCTTGAGCCCCAACTCCTCCACTAAGACTAAGCCAAATGTGAGTAGTTTCTTTTGGATCTGGGTGACTTGGAACTAAGTAATAAGGTGGAAGGCTTGGTGGTGGTGTTGGAGGGGTACTTCCTGGTACTGCTATAGGAGCATCAACATACCAAAAAGGGCAACACCACATCATAACATCTGAAATTGCATTCCAGATATTACCTGTAGTTGTAGAACTAAGGTTATATTCTGTTAAAATACATTCCCCGTCAACCGAAGATAGAATGACGGGGTAGTATGTGGGGTTATTGCATTCAGACATCTAGGTGCCTTTTATTTATTTTTCTGAAGGATCGGAATCCTCACCACCTGCTCCTAAGAGATCTTCAAGCTTAGATAGTGTTTCAAAGAAATCTTCCTTACTGATAGTACCATCTCCCTCGGACTCATCCTCGGAGAGTTCTTCTTCTTCTGAGGCTTCCTCTTCCTTATCACCTACTTCGGTTGCCTCATCATATTGAGAAGACTCTACCTCATCTTCCTCTTTAGACTTCTTCTTTCCTTTCTTATCCTTCTTGTCTTCTTTCTCTTCGTCGTC